CGACAAACTTGATGAACCAACACCAGTTGAGGATCTTGAAGCAACCACCATTAGGTTACTTCAACGATGTATCAAGTTAGATGAGTTGCCATCATCGCAGAGTCAGAAACAATTTCTGGCGCGCGTTCGACGACGAGTGGGAGAATACCCTGAATTGGAACCAATAGAAGTTCAACGGAAAGCTTTGGTGTTCTACAGGGAAAACTGCCACTTACCTGATCCTGGATTAACTCCAGATTGGGATGACCTTATGTTGGAAAGTGAGAAGGCTTTAATGTTGTTACCAACCCGTGGTATGTCTCTAGGAGATGTGCTTAGAGGCCTGGTTAAACTCATTATAGTTTTCTACTCCTTCTGGTATCTTGTTGAGGGTGAAGACATTATAGTCTTCACACTCTCTTTGGCCGTGACCATTATTGTGGGGATGGCATGCGTCAAATCAGCAGCTGACTATCTGCGTCCCACATTGAGTCGTTTCATGTCACGTAAACGCAAATTGTTAACTACCATTCCCATTGGAAAGTTGTACGATTATTGCGTTAAAGATTATAATTTACCATTGGAAGAGGTAGATCGAGAAAAGAGTTGGGGGTTGAAAATGGACCATGACGGATGTAGTCCAGGCATCTGTGCATACCCAATGGTCTATCACCCCGACCATCTACCTTTTATGCCAAGACGATGTTCTCATAACTTTGAATCAGCGGTTCGGAACAGAGTCATCAATAAAATCAATCGTGATAATATCAATGAATGGACCAATGTATCAATTCCTTTTCCTCTCCAGCGAATGCTCCGCCAAATTAACGTGGAACCTATGACATTTGATGAATGGGTTTCACGTTTTCCTGGCTTGAAGGAAAAGAAATTGAGGAAGGAGCTTGATGAGTTTGAGCGTTCGGGAGAATTAGTCAGCAATGACTCGAAGATTTTTCTGAAGCGTGAATTCTACTCTAAAGCTAAGCCCCCTCGTCCTATCCATGCTTCAGAAGTTTTGTTGAACTTCTTGGTAGGACGTTGGTTAGTGCCGATTACTGAACAATTTGCTCAGTTTTCAGCTAACTCGAAGTATTGTTTCCCTTTGAGAGGAAGCCATGGAATCACAGATAGTGATGCCACTGGTGAATTCTTGAAGGACCACTCACATTTGAAAATTTTTGAAAACGATTTTTCAAAGTTTGATAGCACCCAAAGCTCCTTTGCGATAGCCAAGATCGTTGAAGCTTTGTCTCTAACTAACATGCCTGTTTATGTACAGGAATTGATGTTAAGAGACAACATTCGCATTAGAGTTCAGGGCAAACATTCTCTAAGGTTCGTCACCAAAGGCCATAGGCTTTCTGGTAGATCTGAAACCCTGATTGGAAACACACTAATCAATTTGATAGTTATGGATTACGCTTTTGGGCCCCCTCTAGAAGCCATGATTGTTAAGGGTGACGATTCAGTATGTTTCGTTTCAACGGCTAGTTCCAGAACCATTGAGATAGCTACCGAGAGACTGACCAATCTCGGATTTCAAATCAAACTTTGTGAGAAAGAGATAGATTCTGTGGAGTTTTGTTCTTCGTATTTTGTTCCTTGTGGAGGGGAATATCTTCTCACTCCCAAACCTGGGAGAGTGTTAGCTAAGACTCTCTGGTGCAAAAATACTGATTACAAGCCACACCAGGTTCGAGAACAATTCGCCGGGATATTGAATGGAATGAAGACCAACATTTCACACGTACCTGTGTTGCGAGCATTGTTCAAGAATAAAGTTTATCTAGAAAATTTTTCTGCCTCTCCGGTGCATGGCCTGTATACGGAGAAGATGGCAGAAACGCATGAAATGGACGATTCTACGCTGTCTTGGTTTTGTCTATTTTATGATGTTTCATATGATGAAGTGGTAGAAGCAGAAACATTTCTCTCCACAACTGACACATTTCCTATTGATTTGAGTGAACTTGATATATTCACCACAATGATATCTAAGGATTGGTCGACCAATACGCATGATGACTTCACATTGTCACTATCAGCCGTCGCGAGAGAACATTGTTATACCTATGCCCCGATATACGAAGAACTTCTGAAATATTTTCTGGGCTTTCCTTTCATTTTGGCCATTGGACTGTATGAGAGTTACCGAGATGGTACTTTTTACAACATTCTAGCCCATTTGTTTCTAGCCTACTTTCATAGGTTCGGGACTGGTGGTCTGGTTCTGAGTGTTCTTATACATTCCTTTATGAATAGGATAACTGGACTATCTGAACGTCAGTTCAAATTAACTATGGTGAAGAAGAGAAATGCTAACGCCTCTGTTCGCAAGGCCTCTGTTGCCGCAGCCGCAAACGCAAAGAAGAGTCACGGTGTTCTGGATAAATTCCTGATCGCCAATCTCCAACCCTTTTCGAACATGGCTATCGGCGCAAAAGTGCCCGACACCACTGTTTTACCCTCAGTGCCCGTGACAACTCGTATGTCACACAACTTAACCGTGGATGCAAATGGTCATGCAGCCTTGGTGGTTAGGGCATTTTATGATGAATGTGTAACCGAAGCTGTAAGTATCTCAGCCGGCGGAACTGTCACTTGGGACAACGCTGGCGTATTGACAAGTACTGACATGCCGGACCGGCCCTCTATAAGCGATTTCTATCTTACTAGAACCGTAGGTGGAGGTGTCCGACTCCGTTATGAAGGACGTCAAGATGAAATCAGTGGTAATTGCACGATCGTCCAGGGAGCAGATTTATGTCTCAATACCGAGAATGGCTACACCATGTGGCCTACAACGGAAACTGAGTTTGAGAATGCTCCTTGGTCCCATCAAATCACTATCAAAGATTTGAATGATCGCGCTTTATCCACCCCCTTCAAGAGGGTGGATGCACGGAGCCTCATGTACTTGAAGAATGGGGTATCACGTACGTCAGCCTCCTACAATTCGCTAGGGAGCATTCCAACGACTGGTTGGGGCTATGTAGCCATCTTTATTGATGGAGCCCCTTCTGGTGCTGTTGTGGATGTTGACGTAATACTTTATTGTGAGCTTATTAAGGATGTTGGCAACACATTCATTTGGGTGCCAGCAACCCGATCTAAGCCTCACAAACCTCATCTCATTAGTGCTGTGGCTCATGTTCACGGTGGACCAGTCATCCACCGGGGAGATAACCATATAGGCCATGTCAAGTCCCACATGAAAGAGTTCATGGGTGGAGCTGTTGACATTGGTAAAGGTTTCCTAGTCCAGGCTGCTTCGCAGCTGGGAAGCAGGGTACTTCCCTATCTGGAGGAGGCTGCCGCCTCACTCCTAACGTTCATTTAATGAACGGCCGTCACCCTGACGTAAACTGGCTCGGAT